ACAATGAGATTAAAAAGATTGGTTAATAAAATGGAAAGAGAAATTTACAAAGTAGGTGATTGGGTAGAAGTAGTTCCTTTTATGGGTGGTTACAATAAAGATGCAGAGATCTTAAGAAAAGAGAAGTTAGTTAAAATAACAAAAATAAATATAAAAAGAGTGTATTTTTTGCGTAAAATCAGCATTTTGAAGAGAATCGTAGGTTTTCTTAAAAAAACATTTGACTTTTCTCCTTGGATTTCCGATACTATGGTCAGTAGACCTGCCAAGCCTCTGCCTGTTTTAGGCACGCTCAAATGTGGTGGGTTTTTTTATTGCTGGGGGCAGATGGTAAGCGAATCTGTAAAGAAGTAACTATTTGTATAGATTGTTATAGACAACATTGTTATAAGAACACAATATTAAGAGATGAGAAGGCAGAAGAGAATTGGAAAATTTACGGTGAAGGAGATCAATGGTAATCTTAAAATATATACTATCTAGGATTTTAATTTGTATTAACTTTATTTTGGAGTTAATAATTAAATTTATTTATTTATTCCAAAAAAAATAAAAATAGGAGGAGTAATATAATGAGTAATTATAAAGGTGAGTTAATGAATAAAGGGAAAGAGAATGAAGAAATAATTTTACAGTGGTTAAAAGATGACAAACGATTCACAGAAGTAAAAGATTATAGACTTATTAAAGAATGGCAATATTTAGATGTAGATTTTGTAGCAAAAACTTTAAATGGAGACTATATTTTATTAGAAACTAAATCTGACAAATATATAAGTGAGGAGGGTAATTTATTATTTGAAAATGAAAGATTAAATCATTATGCTGAAGATCATTGGTTTTATTTAGGTTGGGGTTGGAGAAGTAAAGCAGACAAATTTATAATTAGAAATCCAGATACAAATGAAGCATTTATTTTTAATGTTAGGAAGTTAAGAGATTTTATAGGTAAATTTATAGGAGGACTTACTCCTGAAGCAACAAAGCATATAATTAAAATAGTAAAAACAGACAAACAAAAGACAACTTTTAATTATTTAATTCCTTTTACCAAAATACCGAAAGAAATATATAAGAAATATATAATACAAGGAGAATAAAATGTTTTTAGACTTTAAAATGTCAGATTTAATGAAAATTGAGAGACGTAATTTTATAATTGCAATGACAACTATGGCATTAAGTATATTTCATATATATGAAGATTCCTGGAAAGCCCAGGTTTTAATAGGACATCATCTTTGTCCAGTAATTAATATGTATAATAAAGAGCATCCATTCGAAGAAATCAGTGATGATGACATGACAAAGATGTTTGACATATTAAATACCAACTTAAACCTAGTGGTTCAAATGAAGTTATGGCAGAATATAGATTAAATAGTGTCTAACCGATGTATTACTAACAACTTATTATAACGGAGAATAAAAAATGAATAAAGTTAAAATATTAAAAGAATGTAAGCATATTAAAGACGTTGGAGTTAGTATTAAAGCAGTAAATGAAAAAGGAGAGAATATAGTAAGAAATGTTTTAACTTGTAGAAAGTGTTTTAAGAAACTCTTGGATTCAGGGGTAATTTTAGCAACCAACGAGGACAAACATAGATGGATTCATAAAATAGGTGATTGTGAAAATATGAATAATAAGTTAAAAAAACAAAATATATAGTCATTGTATTACTCTTTGTTACTAGGCAAGAAAGTCTTATTGGTTTTGTCAACCATTATTCCTCTTTCTTGTCTTTTTTACGCCCAAAAATAAAAATAAAATAAAAGAAGGAGTTTTTAATAAAATGTCGAATAGTATAAATATGAGAGATCAAGAATTAGTAAATGATTTTGTAGAGAATAGTAACAATGACTCATTTTCTGAGATTATTAAGAGGTATAAAGGTCTTATTTATAGTGTTATTAATAAGTGGAAATCTTTTGACATTTATGATTATGATGATTTCTACCAAGAATGTGTAATAAGATTATACGAAAACATTTACAAATTTAATAAAAATAATGGTCCATTAGTTTATTTTATTAAAGACTCTGTTGGTTGTAGTATATATAATTTATTAGCAAGAGCCAAAGCACAAAAAAGAGATTATAAAAAATCATATAGTATGTCTGCATTTAAATTACATGATGGTGATGATGAAAAAGTAACTCTAATAGAAGATGAAAAACAACCTCAACCTGAAGAAATAATGTATGCAGAAGAGTTATGTGAAAATATTCGAGAAAGAATAAAAAAGAGAGATTCTGAAAAAACATTGATTATTTTTGATTTGTTATGTTTATGTCCAAGAGGTAGTAATCATTTAAATAATATTATAAAAGAAACAGGTTATGAATCAAGAAGTGTAAGAAGGGTAATACAAAGAATAGAGATTATAGTTGCTCACTTAATCAAAGATGATGAAACTTTTTCCTTTTATATAAAGAAACGTGTAAGTGAGAATTTAAATAGAAATAAAAAGTTTCATTTAGTTGATTTAATAGGACCTAATTCGTCTGAAGAGGCGAGAAGGAAAAGTCATTTACTTTATATAAAGTATAGAGAAAAAACAAAAGAAAAATATGAGAGATCAAGAATTAGTAAATGATTTTATAGAGAATAGTAACAATGACTCATTTGATGAGATTATTAAGAGGTATACTCCAATTATTTTGTATTTTATAGCAAAGTGGGGAGATTTTGACATATATGACAAAGATGACTTCTACCAAGAAATAATAATTATTTTATTTCGAAATATACATAAATATGATGAAAAACTTGGTGACATGCATTCTTTTATTGCATTTTTAACAAGAAGGACACTTTCAAATTTATTAGCATTCTCAAAAATAAAGAAAAGAAATTATGAGAAAAGTGTTCATATGTCTATGTTACATTCTCCTGATGACAAAGATGAACTTATAAATATAGATGACAAAAGAGTAGATCAACCACAAGAAATAGTTTTAGCAGAGGATTTACATGATGTTATTCGTAAAAAAGTAAAAGAGAGAATGTCAAATAAGTGTTTAATCATATTTGATCTTCTAATTAAGTATTATAAAGACAATAGAAAGAGTTTTCATATACAAGAGATTACAGAAACAACTGGTTATTCTTATAAGTCAGTAGAAATGCATGTCCAAAAGATTCAGATGTTAGTTGCTTATTTATTACAAGATGATGATGACATTTCTTTTGGTTTGAAGAAGAAAATGCAAAAGAAAATAGAATTAAATGAGCGTTACCCTGTAAAATTCTATAGACCTAATAAAAAGGAATTTAGAATTACAAAATTAACAGTTGAAGATTCTGAATATTACATAAGAGGTAAAGAATACGTAAAAAGAATGAAAAAATATAAACCTAGAAAAAAAAATAATAAAAATAAAGGAATTTTGTAATAGTAGTGGAATATATAGAAAAAGGAGTCATATTACTTATTTAATGACTTATGTGATTAATATATGGGTAAACTAAATAAAAAGTTTTCAGAGAAAATAGGAAAAGTATATAAAAAGCATTACAAACTGTTTATTTGGACAGCAGATCGAATAGTTCATAATGAAGAAGCAAGTCAGGACATAGTTCATAAGGCAATTTTATATATAATAAATAAAACTATAAGACAAGGAAAATTACACTATAACCTTAAGTATTATATATGTTTAACAATAAGTGGTAGAGCAAAGAATTGGTTAAGAGACAACAAAAAAATGAAGTATATTTCTAATTCTGAAATAGAAAAATTGGAAAAAGAAAATAAATTAAGAGATTTTAAACTATGACAGACAAAGAATATAACATAAAAAATGTTATTAAAAGAAAAATAAAGAAGGTAAAAGGGGACCAAGGAACTCAAGGACCTCAAGGAGTTCCAGGACTACATGGAATAGGAGAAGAGGGACCTAAAGGGAAACCAGGAGCATCTGGTCATACAGGAGAACAAGGTGTTCCAGGTTCTCCCGGTCATATAGGGAAAACAGGAAAACAAGGTCTTATTGGAAAACAAGCAGACTCTGTAGAACTTCCACAAGAATTTGAAGAAGAAATATTTGAAAATTCTAAACATAGACATAATATTGACATACATTTTGACGAATTAAAACAGAAATTAACTATATTAAAATTAGTAGACAAGAAGTTTGACCATGTGTTTATTGGTGGTAATTCCGGATTAATAGATTCACATATTATAGATTTAATTAATAAGTATGCACTCACAGAAAATCCTTTACACGGAGCACTTCCTGGTTTAACAGTAGATGACCATTTACAATACCTGAGAACAGATGGAACAAGAGCATTAGGTGGTAATTGGAGTTTAGCAAGTTATAATCTAACAGGAACTGGAGACATAACTCTTACTGGAGGAGATTTAAATGTTTTGGGTGTAGATGCTATTCCTGATGTTCCTGCTTCTCTAAATTTGGCATTAATAGACACAGGAGTTTTAAATGTAACTCACCTTGCTACTAGTAATCAACTATTTAAAATAACAACAGATCCTAAAATTAGTCTAGGTTATAGTGTCGTTTCTAATGCTAATAGTAATATTTCTATAGGTGAAGGTTTTACTTCTGCTACTTCAGGTGCTGTAGTTCTTGGTATAAATGCTGAAGATTTTATTTTAACCGCGGACACTTTAAGTTATACAGGAGATCCTACTATAACTGGAAATCTTACTGTTAATGGTAATAGTATTTTTAATGGAACTGTTAATACATTAGATGACAAAAAAATATTAATAGGAACAGGTCTAGATGGAGAATTATATTCTTCTAGTGACAATATATATTTTAAAAATACGTCTCAAGACAAAGACATACGTTTTCATATAAATGATGGAGGAGTAGACAAAGAAACATATAGAATAGTAGGAGTAACAGGTAATAACTTATTCTCTACTACTGTTGAATTTGATTCAACAACACAATTTGATGCTAATTCTACATATGCTGACACAATTAAGATTATTTTAGACAATATAGAGATTCATTCTACTACTGATGATCTTTATTTTACTAATCCTACAGATGATAAGAAGTTTATATTTCAGACAAGTTATGGTGGAGTAACATCAACTCAAATGGAGTTGGACCCTAATTATGAAACAGGTAGGGGAAAGTTACAAGTTAATAGTGTAATAAGATCCACACTAGATATAGTTAGTGATTCTGGAATTTTTCACAGCACAACAGGAAGTGTTATATTAGGTGGACTAGAAAATACAAATAATGAAACTGTTACTTTTGATTGTGAATCTACAGGAAATGCAATTGGTGTTACTTGCTCAACATATAGATTTGATTATTCAAAAAATATTCGTATGCTAGATAATATAATGATGCAGTATGGTAATGGTGAAGCCAGAATGATGTGGACAACCACTGGTAATGACCACCTTCAAGCACAAGTAGGTAATGGAGACAATTCAACTGATGGTGCAGTTTTAGGTATAATTAATAGAGCAGATGATGGGGAAATAAATCGTTCTCCTAATTGGTATTCCGTTAATCCACAAATAGCATTATATGGTGATGGTCATGCTAATATAAATGAATACTTATTATTGGAATACCAGATTGATACTAATGCTTCTAATGGTTATGGAAAAATTTCTGTTGGTATAGGTTCACTACATATAGATTCTCATACTCTCTTCTCTGACACAGTAGAAATAAAAGACAAAATGTTAATTGGAGAATGGAAAGTAGAAGGAAGTGGTTGTGATCTATTTTTTGAACCTGCAAATCCTAGTGATTGTTCTGATGCAACTTTTTATATTAATGGATCTTTACAACTAGGTTCTGAATCTACATTCTCAGCGTTCTATTCTGAAGATGGAGATTTATATTCAGAAACTGGTAAGTGTTACTTTGGTTCTGGTGTTAATACTGTAGCAGAAAGGTATGGAGTGGGATTACAAATAAGAGAAAGTTCATTAACTAAAACTCTTTTTTATAGTATTGATGCTACTTTTACAGTGGCAACAGCAACAGTAGAAAAAATAGGAGAAACATTTGTTAGTGATGGAGTAATAGTTGGAGATTTTCTAATTGTTACAAGTGCAAGTGACAATTCTTATATAGGATCTACAGGAGAAGTTATAGGAGTTACAGAAACAACTCTTATTATTAGTATAGCAGCGGCTGGAACAGACACTCCTATTGATTTGTCAGAATTTAATTTTGTTATTTATAACCATCCTGTTGCAAGTATTTTAGACAATGGAGAAATACATTTTGGAGTAGGTGCTTCTCCTTCTGCAATTTTTCATATATTAAGTGAATTCGGTGCTTCTTTTTGTGCAGTAAATATTGAAGCAACAGCAGGAGTTGATGGACATAGTGCTATATGTCTTGACATTGATGCTCATACTTATGGAGGAGTAACAGGATTAAGTATGAATTATGATGCTTCAGCATTTAATGAAGTCGATGACCGAGGAACTGGTATTAATGTTGTTGTGAATAACACAGGTGCTACAAACGGAGATTTGCACGTTATTGATGTTGCTATTAGTGACACAGCAAATACAAATCTTGAAGTAGAAGCACTTGCAACTCATGAAGGAGTTTACCCAGTAGGACAGTATAGAGGAGTAGCAGCAAATCTTGACATAGCATTTTCATATGAAAGTGCTGCATTTACTGATCGAACTGTAGCATTTAATAATGCTGGAACTGATGTTCAATTATTTAACGCAGTAAATGATTATATACTTGTTGCTGCTGAAGCGGTCTTCGATGAAATAAATATATTATTAAATACTGATGCAAGCCACACTATAATTCCTACTTTCGAATATTCAGTAGCAGGTGGAACTTGGGTTGCTTTTACTCCAGCAGATGATTCTAATGGGTTTAGCCAAGATGGAACTGTGCGATTTGCTTCGTCTTCTCTTGCGACATGGGGAACGCAAACTATAGATGATGTAACTGGTGCTGGGGATGCAGTTACAGGTTATTATTGGATTAGAATAACACGAACAAGGAAAATTCTACCCACTTCTCCAACCGAGGATTTGATTCAACTAACAACTCTTGGAACTAAATTTAAATGGGATCCAGATGGTAATATAAATATTAATACTATAAGTGTAGTTGATGCAATTACAGCACCTACTGCAATAGTTGGACAAACAATAATATTTACAGACATAGCAGACGGGGATCTGAAATGCATTTTTGGAGATGGGACAATAAAAACACTAGCAACAGACACATAGGAGAAAAAATGAATTTAGAAATTAATTTAACAGCAAATCAAATAAAAGGAAAAAACTATTTAGAATTAAGTAATGAATATGTAATAACTAATATTAATAGTATAATTCAAGAATGGTTACAGCATAATTTAGTAAATGATGCTAAACAAAAATATTTAGAAGACAATACTCAAAACATATTGGACAACTTATAATGAAAAAATGTTTAAAATGTAAAAAAGAGTTTGAACCTTCACCTGGACATATTTCTTATTGCTCAATCTGTTCTCCTACTCCTGAAGAAAAAGAAATAAAAAGAGTAGAAGATGAGAATAAAAAAGCAGAAGAGAAAAAAGTAGCAAGAAAAAAACTAATTAAAAAGTCAAAAGATTCTCATGGTCATTTTAAGAAGGGACATACATTAGGTTTTCAAAAAGGAAAAAGACCTCCTGGTAAATTAAAAGGAGATCATACTTTTGCTGCTACTAAAAGTATTACAAAGTGGAAAAAGAGTATGCAGGCAATACTTAAGAACCATACAAAGAAATCAGACATAGTTTCAATATGGAAAGCATTAATAAAACAAGCCAAAACCTCTGATCTAAAAGCAATACAAGAAGTTTTTAAACAGGTTTTACCTGCTATTACTGCTGTTAATGATTCACCTACTGACAAAAAACCTATAACAATACAGTTTATATTAGACAAGAGAGAAGACAGTAAAGGTAGACCAAAGTTAGTAGAGAATAAAGAAGTAGACACAGACACAGAGATTCAGGTAATAGAAAATAAAGAGATTTAATGCCACTAGAAAAAACTAAAGAGTTCTTTTATAAGAGAGCAAAATATTTAACTTATTACCAGAAAGAAATATTAAATTCAAAAGAAAATTTAATATGTATAGAGGCAGCCACAAAAACAGGAAAAACAGTTGCTGCTCTTAATTTCTTATTTGAAAAAGCATTTGCAGGTAAAGAAGGAGACAACTTTTGGTGGGTTAGTCCAGTATTAAGAACTTCATTGATTGCATATAATAGAGCAAAAATATGGTTAAGACAGACTGGATTACAACAAGGAATAGATTATAAAGCAAATGAGACCAACTCAACTATTAAAATATTAATAAATGGAACAAAGATTAGTTTCCTTGGTTCAACAGAATCTGACAATTTATATGGAGAAGATGTTTATGCTGTAGTTATAGATGAAGCAAGTAGATGTGCAGAGGCAGCATGGGTAGCAGTTCAATCTACTTTAACCTATACAGAAGGACCTTCATTACTTATAGGAAATGTAACTAATAAGTTAAATTGGTTCTATAAACTCTGTAGGTTAGTAGAGTTAGACATTATTGATGGTAAGCATATGAAACTTGATTATACTCATGCGGTCAAGGCAAAGATTTTAAATTTGGAAGTAATTAAGTTTAGAGAGAGTATAATGTCACCTCCTGAATTTGCTGCTCTTTATTTATGCACTCCTATTAGTGATTTTAGTAACCCCTTTGGCGAAGATTTTATATATTCATGTATAACTGACAAACTTTCTACTAAACCAACTATTGTATATGGATGTGACCTCGGTAAAGTAACCGACTCTACAGTTTTGGTAGGATTAGATTCAGATTGTAATGTAACTTATTTAGAAAGATGGTTAGGAGATTGGAAAACTACTGTCCCGAAAATAGTTGCTATTGTAAATGACATACCAGTATTAGTAGACTCAACTGGAATTGGAGATGTAATATTAGAACAACTTCAACTGTTTTTACCTTTTGCGGAAGGATTTAAATATACAAATCTCTCAAAAAATAATCTTATTAATGCTTTAATAGTAGCAATAAGAAAGAAACATATAAGATTTCCTGATGGATGGATTGTAAGAGAGTTAGAGAATTTCTCAATAGAAACTACTAAAACAGGATTAATTACATATAATGCTAAATCAGGTTTCCACGATGACGGAGTAAATGCTATGGCATTAGCAGTTATGAAGTATAATGAGATGAGAGACAAGGTTCCTTTTGACTATTTTATACAGGAAGATGAAGAGAATATAGCAAATAAAATATTTTCCAAGGTGCCGGGTGATTATATAAAAGAGGAGAGTTTGTCTATTCACGATGAGATCTTTTGGAATGACATAGATTTTTAAGGAAAAACAATGTTTAAAAATATATTTAAAAAATTAAATAGTGCCACTCCTCTGATTAATAGTTCAGTAGGATGGATTGGACCTAAAGGAAAACTAGCACCTCCTTTCAATCAAAATAGGATTCTAAAGAAATTGTCAGGTTATGCATATGTTGCAGGAGAAATTAATAGTAAGAAACTTGCTTCTATTCCACTTCGACTATATGCTAGGAAACCTACACGACAGTCAAAATACCATGAAGGACAAGAGCATATTATTTTTCCCACAAAAAAAGTAAATACAAATACCTGTAAATACTTGTCAGGAGATTTAAATCATTCTCCTAGTCATTCTGTAACATATAAAACAAATTTAGCCAATAGTGAAATAATTGAAGTATTAGACCACCCTATTTTAGATCTATTAAGAGATGTAAATCCATACTCAAATCAGTGGGACCTCATCTATACTCTTTCTTTATATGAACAGTTTTATGGTGATGCATATGTTAATATAATTGTGGACAACTTCGGTATGCCAAAAGAGTTATGGAATATGCCTAGTCAAAATACAAATATTTTAATTGCAAAGAATGAAGAATTTATTACAGGTTATGAGTATGGAGAGATGTTAGGAAAGAAAGTAGTATTTAATGAAGAAGATGTTATTCATTTCAAGTTTCCTTCTGTAAAATCTATATGGTATGGGCAAAGTAAAATAGAAATTGTTTGGAGGTATATTAATTTATTAGATTCAAAACTAGATATGAGACAATCTTTTGCAGACAATCTTGCTATTCCTGATTTTTTACTTATAGCCAAGAACGCCTCTGCTAAGGACAGTTCCTTAAAGAGATTAGAGAGAGCATGGAATAACAAACACCGAGGAAGTAGTAAACGTGGCAAAATGGAGGCAATCCCAGGCGACATTAGTGTAGAGAAACTTACACAAGAAACAAAAGAGGATCCAAAACAAGATGATGCACTTATAAAAGCCATAGCCAGTGGTTTTGGTCTACCTGAATACAAGTTATTAGGTTCTTCTCCCATAAATGCGAATGCTTCTCAACAGCAAAATGATTACCTGTCAGAAACTATTTCCTCTATGGCAAAGAATATAGAAGAAAAATTAAATGAACAACTTTTAACTATGTATGATGATGCAGAAAATATGTTTCTTGCATTTGACAATATTATACCTAGTGACAAGGAATTTGATTTAACAAAGAATAGTCAATATGTAAAAGACGGAATATATACTATAAATGAAGTTAGAGAGGAAGAGGGACTACAGGCATTAGAAGGTGGAGATGAACTTTTATTCAATGGGCAGCCGATCGGTCAAACTCAAGAAACTCCTTTTCCAGCGGAAAATAATAAAGAATTAAAAGAATATAAAGAAATAAAAACAGAAGAAAAAGAACCAGTAAATGTTAATGTGAATATAAATAATATTATGCAAGATGAAGTTGAAATAGAAGAAAATACAGAATAAAAAAAGCCCAAGTGATTATATAATAGGAAAGATTTAAACTATGCTTATTAAAGAAAAGAAAACAAAACTATTTCAGAATCTTACATTTAAGGAAGTAAATGAAGATGACAGAACATTTACTGCTATTATAACAGGAAGTAATCTAGATGCAGACAAAGAAGTAGTTTTACATGAAGGAGTAGACTTTAAGGAATTTATTCAAAAGAGAAAAGGATTATTCTTTAATCATGACCATTCTATAAAAATAGGAGAGATTGACACTATAAGAAAATCAGGTGCAAATCTAACCGCTAAAGGTAGAATATTTAAAACAGATGGTGAAAAAGAAGGTAATAGATTCCTAGATATTATAGATTATGCATGGTTTATTATAAAGAACTCTACAAAGACAGGATTAAGTATAGGATTTGAAATACTAGAAACAAGATTACCAACAAAGAAAGACCTGAAAGATTTTGGAAAAGATGTTAAAAATATTATAACTAGATCTAAAATATTTGAAGTTTCTCTTGCTATGTTGCAGTCTAATCCTGATGCATTGATTACTAGTTTTAAAGATTACAATTTGTCAAATGAGACAATAAGTAAGTTCTTTCCAGACATAGAGTTAGAAAAAAAAGAAATAGTTAATATAGAATTAGAAACAAAAGAATTAGCAACAATAAAATTAGAGATTAAAAAGAGAGCAACAATTAGTTTATTAAAGAAACGTGGAGCAATTTATTACTAGGAGAATTTTATTACTCCGAAAATTGTGAGTTCAAAGAGACACGGTAGTTTTGCTAACTACTGTTAACTCAAAGGAATACGAATAGAAAGTAATAACTGTTTTTATGGTTAAAGTTTATTTTTAAGGAGACCAATAATGGTTATTGAAAAGATTAAAAAGTATGCCCAAAGTCTTATGGACCAAGGCAAAAGTATTGATGAAGTAAAAACTCTTATAACAGAGTTTATTGATGGTGAGACAGTAACAGATGAAAATGGTAAAGAAGTTATTTTTGATGTTGAAAAAAGTATTACAGTTAAAGAAGCAAAAGAAGAAGTTAATATTGAACTGGAAGTTCAAAAAGAAGTAGAGAAACAATTAGAAGAGAAAAAAGTAGAAATAAAGAGTAAGAGAATCTACCAGCCTACATCAGACAAGGGATTTAAAGTTCCTGGTAATGCAAAAACTGCACCTTTGAAAAACTACTCAAGAGAAGAAGAGGAAGATGCATACAAAGCAGGTATGTGGGTTAGAGCCAAGTTTCTTGGTGATGCAACAGCAAAAGCATTTCTTGCTGACGTAGACTATAAGGTTCTTTCTGAAGGCACAGACAGTGCTGGTGGTTATTCAGTTCCTAATATATTGTCTAACAAGGTTATTGAGTTAGTAAATAGTTATGGAATAATTCGTAGAGATTCACAAAGATACGGAATGACAAGCGACACCTTGTTAGTTCCAAAGGTTAGTGTTCAGCCAATCGCTTATGTGATTGATGAGAATGCAACGAAGACTGCTAGTCAACCTACCTTCGAACAGGTAAGTTTAATTGCAAAGAAACTTGTTGTTTTGATCCAGTCAAGTGAAGAACTATTAGAAGATTCTGTTTTAAATATGCTAGATTTACTTACCTCACAGATTGCCAGAGCCGTAGCATATAGAGAAGACTTTATTGGCTTCAGAGGAACTGGAACTGCTGACGCATTTAGTGGTGGAATGACAGGAATTATACCTGCAATTCAAGCCGTTGATGGAAATAATTCTATAGTAAATGCTGGTGTTGGAACTGGATGGGGTGATCTTGCTCTTACTGATTTCCATACTGTTATGAGTCGTTTACCAGAGTATGGATACCAAGGAAGTCCTCCTAAATGGTATTGTTCTTTGGCGTTCAAAAGTCAAGTGTTTGATCGTCTTGCTGCTGTTGCTGGTGGAAACTGGATTGGTTCAATTGAAAACGGATTTAAATCTGCTTTCTTGGGCTATGAAGTTAAAACTTCACCTTTGTTTGATTCAACTGACAACCCTAGTTCTACGGATGAAGATTGTTTGTTCGGACGATTGGATTTGGGGGTTGCATTTGGAGACAGACGTGGACTAACTTTGAAAACTAGTGATGTTGCAGGAACTGCTTTCCAGACTGATCAGGTTTGGATTAGAGGAGTTACTAGGGCGGCAATAACCGTTCACGCACCTGGAACTGGTGATACTGCTGGACCTATTATATTATTGCAGAGTTAATTTTATTTTTAATACTAGTCCCTCATTTGAGGGACTAGTATACTATTTTACAGGAGAGATTATGAGTAAGATTATAAAGTTAAAATTACTACGACCTTACCAAACATTAGTAGAAGGTGACATAATGGAAGTAGGTAGAGGTGTAGCAGAATTATTAGTCCAACAAGGAATAGCAAAAGATTTAAATACTAGAACTGGGATTAAAAAGAAAAAGAAAATTAAAAATAAAATGATGGATGAAGATGTCTTATTTAACAAGATTTTTAAATAAAATATTGAATAAAGGATTAGAAATGAAAAAAACAATAGGAATAAGCATCAGTGTAAGTGCAATTGCTATTTTTATAATTACTAGTATATTCTATTTAGGTGTTTATAAAAATAAGTTGACGAATTTAGAAGGGAATAGTAAAGACATAAAAACTACATTAACTTGTATAGATGGAAAAATAGATGGTATAGGAAACAAAATAGACAATACTAATAATATTAATGTAGCATTATATAATAAACTAGATCGTAGAATAGATCAAACAGATGTAAAAATAGCCGTTCTTGAATGTGAACATAAAATAAAAGAACAAGAGAAAAAGAAAAAGAAAGAAAAGAAATAATGGCAGACCTAGTTACAATTGAAGATTTAGAATTATACCTGTTAAAAAGTTATGACACTAATCCTAGTTTTGACAGTCAAGAGACAGAACAAGCAGAGTTTATAATAAGTGCTGTCTCTACTCAAATAGAGAATTATACTAATAGAACTTTTGGAGCATCAAGTTATACAGAAAATTTAGATGGAATGGGAACTCCATATTTGGTAGTAGAAAATTACCCTATAACTAGTTTAACTTCTGTTAGTTACCTAGATCAAGAAGGAGATGTAACTACAGCAATAGACATAGATTATATTAAAATTACTTATAAAGATGGTATATTATATTACTATGCAGGATTTGCACATGGAGTTCAAAATTTACAAGTAGTTTATTCTGCTGGCTATACTGACATTCCAGATGACTTAAAATTATATGCATTAAAAATGATTACAAGAGAACTAATACTAACAGATTCAGATGGAACAGTTTCAACTGAAAAAACAGGAGACTATACAATAACATATAAAAACACAGTAAGTTTAAAGAAAGAAGATTTAAGTTCATTAGCAACTTATATAAACTATGCCTAGATACCCTCATAAAATAGACATATATGAACAAAATATAACTAATAATACTAGTTCTTTTAAAACTACATATGTAGAGAAACAAAAGAATGTAAGTTGTCATATTCAAGATCAGTCTGCGTTTGAGAGTATAAGAGCAGGTAGAAAAGCATTGCAAAAAGAAAGAAAAATATATTTTCCTTTCTCTACAAATATAGTTAAGAAAGACAGAGTTCTTTTTAATTCTATTTTTTATGATGTAGTAGAACAAGGAGAATGGTTAAACAAATATAAAAAAGTTATAGTAGAGGAAGTAGACAACTAATGGCAGCAAAAGGAAAAGTAAATCCTAATTTTTTCAAAGGTTTGAAAAGTAAAATAAGAGATTCTCTTTCTCAATCAGGAGACATTATAAAGAAACAAGTTAAAATAGAATTAAGTGGTCCTTCTTCTCCCACAAAATTAGGTGTGAAGTCAGGTAAATTAAAAACAAGTATAAGAGCAGACAAGAGTGAACTAACTAATGGCAAAGTTATTATAGGAACATCAGAAGTCTACGCAGCCATTCATGAGCATGGAGGAGTGGTTAACGGTAAAATTTATAGGCCTAGGCCATTCTTGAGAACAGGACTGGCTCATTCAAAAGAAAAAATAAAGAGACTATGGTAGAACAAGACACAATTAGAGAACAGATTTATAATAAGATTCAATCTATTATAGGAGCAACTATAGTAGAAAATAGAATTTATTATGCACAAGGACCAGAGCAATATGATTTGCCTATGTGTATATACCAAATTATAACAGATGTGCCAGAATATTTCTTTGAAGGAAATATTTTAGATGTAGACATACAAATAGATTTATATTTTAAATTTGAAAATGGATTGTCAGCAGCACTAGTAGTTAATGATGCATTATTTAATGGATTAGACAAGAGTGAGATTTTATTAAATGACAAAACATACTACATTAGAATATTAGAAAAGGGTGTAGTAAATATAGACAATGAAGGTGATGTTATTAACCTTCGATCAATGATCAAAATAAGAGGTTAATTTTTTAATAGGAGGCAATTATGCCACAAATGTTAATAAAAAATGGAATAAAGGGAAGTGTTCAGATCAAAGACAGTGAAGGAGTATTAGTTACTGTAGGTGGTATGAGTGACTTTACAATTGGAGAAGATGCAAGAAACATACTTGATGTTCCTATTGTATTTGGAACAGAAAGAGCAGAAGTTCTAATTCAGTATAAAGGAGTTATTACTGGTGAAGCATCTGGATTTTACCTGTTAGACAGTGATTCAGGTCAAGGTCTTTTACAGGCAGCATATGATGAAGAGACTGAATTATACCAAGATGACATTAGATTCTTTTTAGATGAGACAACTTATATTACTCCTGACAGTAGTAGTTTTTTCAGGATTACAAGCATCCAGCCTATAACACAAACTGCTGAAGGTTTTGGAACTTGGGGTATTGGTCTACACCTGAACGGCGACTATGACACACAAATCGCATCTTAATCTTATTTTTAATAAGTTTAGAATATGTATTAGAGAAAATATGTTAAAATTTACAGGAGAAAGATTATGGATTTTAGTTCAGAAAACAAGGGGACATGGTTCTATTTTAATGAAGAAGATGAAAGTTTCGGTGGAGTATGTTTAAGACCAGTTCCTATTGGAGAAATTAAACGGATTGACAAACTAACAACTACTAAAACAGTTAAGTTTAAAAGAGGTGTTAGGTATAATGATGAAGTTATTGATGAAGAGAAAAATTCTAAAATGAATTGGGATTATGCTATACAAGATTGGAAAGAAGTTTCTATAGATGGAGAGTTAGCAGAATGTAATAGAGAAAATAAATACAGATTGCTTATGACCAATCCTTCTTTCACTAGTTTCATAACCAAAAGAATAGAAATTTTACAGGATAAATTAGAAGAAGGAAAATTAGAAGAAGGAGAACTTGAAAAAAACTAATTGAGCATCTGGAATTCATACAGTCAGGTGCAAAATGTATAAAGTGTGAGGAGTTATATGGTGTATATAAGAAAGAGACACCTTGTGAGACTTGCAACATAAAAAGAGTTGATTTATATAAAGAAAATTATGATTCTTTTGAAGTGTGGAAACTGTGCTTTAATCAAGTAATCATGTCGGCCATGGGAGGAGCACTAGATTTAAACTTTTCTAGTGTTATTGACATTATGAATTTATTAGAAATTAAAAAAGAAGAACAGTTATTTGTATTAAAAAATGTTCAGCATTGCTGGAGGTATTTTAATGACAAAAATGAAAAAGAAGCAGAAAAACAAAATATACAGCAAAGTAAACATGTAGTAAGTTCTAATGTAGAAAAACCTAAAAACTTAAAAAGGAAAAAGTAAGTGGAATTTTATACAGCTAGTATTGAATTAGTATTAGACGACAAGAAAGCCATAAAGTCACTTAAAAAAGTGGAAGCAAAAATGAAAGGTTTTGTCAAAAAACAAACCTCTCTGCTAAAGAAGTTGGGCAACACTTTTAAAAAGGTCTTTAAAAGTATGGCTAAAATTGCTACTATAGGTGCGCTTGCTGTAGGTGCAGCATTTGTTGCTATTTCAATTAAAGCACTTAAGACAGCAAGTGATGCAGAAGAAATAAATAGTAAATTTAGAACTGTATTTAAAGATTTAGCAGACACAGCAGAACAATGGGCAAAGGATTTTGGTAATAGTGTTGGCAGAGCAACACAAGATGTAGAGGAGTGGATGGCTAGATTACAGGACACTTTTGTTCCATTAGGATTTGCAAGAGACAAAGCATT